CACTGAAGTTCATATTTCAGCGCAGTAACCGCTCCATCCGGTTTATATATACGAACTGTTAAAACTAACCAATCTGTCCCAGGCGTACCTTGCCGCTCAGTCTCAACTTCTATTGTTTTTGCAACCCCATCTTCAATCATCCATCTCAATGCCTCTTCCGCATATTTCTTTGCCTTGACTAAAACAGATTCTTGTGTTTTTTCTCTTCCTAATAGCCATAATCTGGAACCAATTTGATCTCCCTCTACTTCCGGGGCACCTAAATCCCCCCACCATCCACGCCGATCAAGATTATTAGAATCAGGCAATTCATCATCTTCTCGTGCTCTTCGATCAGTAAATAAACTAACGAGTACTGCTGTTTCAAGTCCTGCGTCCGCCATTAAATCCTGAACTGCAGAATCAAAAGCAAAATCCCCTGCCATCAATGTGGAATTCCAATCTATTCGTATATCATTTGCCATATCAAACAGCCCTCGTTTGATCCGTCATGTGCGCATCGGTTAAAAGTTCAGTAGGGACCCCAGTATTACTGCCACCTGCCTGAACTCCTGAATGCACATGCCCATTAAAAAGTGCTTGAAACCGTACATCAATTAACTTTCTAACATTCGCCCACACATCATCCCCCAGCATAATCTTGGGAGACACCAAAGTCGCCTCCGTGTCCGCATCAAAATCAAACTTATCAGCAACAACAAACAGAATCCGAGACCGCTTAAGATGCATTCTATACGGATCAGTTTTGTCCTCATCTGTATATACACAAACCTCGCCTTCGACCAAATCCTTTGGACGATACCGACGATCATGTACACATACTGCAATTCCATGATCTCTATTTCCATTCAGAAAAAGAGTCATTACTTCCGCGCCAGTAAATGGATAGGTTTCAAACCCATATTCTTGCATACGCTCAACATCGGTAATTGTTTCATTATTCAATACCGTGATTTGTATCTTCTGAGTCCCCTCACTATTATTTACAGCCGTTAGCAGTGCGCGCCCTAATAAAAGAAATATCTTACGCTGGATTGGCGCTATTAATCTTTTGAAATCATTCCAGGTCATATCTCAATTCCACCAATCTCCGTCACTATCTGCTTCAGTTTCTATATCTTCTATAGGTTCTGCTAACAACTCAAATGTTTCCGGATGAACTAATGATAATCTCGTAACAGTACCAGAAGTATCATCAACACTAAATGAGATTGCTGCAATCAATAACGTATCATTTATTCCTAAAAATGAATCCCGTACATCCACCATTGCATTAAGCGGCCAAACATCCCCATTAGATTGCACCCAGCCCTGAACCGTATATTCAAGACTTCGAGAAGCACCAGCTCTATTTCTTGCCTCCCATCGAGCACGAGCTAAACAACGACCAATATCACATGGGGTTTCCGTGAATATAACAAGTGGACGATATCTCAAAATAACATTATCTCTAATCTGTCCAACTGGTCCTGTAACATCTTCTAATAACGATTTTTCATCAGTCCCAATTCCTTGCCCTTTCACAATGTAGGTCTGAAATCGATCCTTATTAGATTGCTCAATACTTCCTGATTTGATGTTCTCTCCAAGAACCAAAGCATCATTTGCTTTATATGCAGTGCCTGCTCTGGTTAAAGTTAATTTGCCATCCCCATAGCTCACCGGAAGGATAGCTCCCATGCGGCACAATTTTGCTATCAAATCAAATACAACGTCACTTTCATTCGTCTTAAATTCAGGTATCTTTGTTGCTACTTGAGAAGCAACAGAAGCATCTGCCACAACATCAATATCAAATGGATGACATAATGCCTTAATTATTTTCAATATTGTTTGGTTTTTCCATTCAGCGGCATCCTGAACAAATGAACAATCAACCAAATCCCCAGTTTTATCCCGCCCGCCAACCTGAACATTATGCGTGGAGTTATCATAACTGATTGGCAAATCTTCAATATACCCAGTAATAATTGTTTGCTTATCAATCTCCACCGAACAAGCATCTCCTAAACTGAATTCCCACTTCTTTATATTTCCAGGGAAGATATCTGTTGTTGCAAATCCAAAAGCTCCAGTTATTCGATATAGTGACTTCTCAACTATTACGGATGTCCAACCCCCATAGGTTTTGCCCGCAACTTTTAACACGATATCATTCATTCAAAAGCTCCAACTGTTGTCCACCTGGCAAAAACCCTGGGTGTTGAATAAGTGGGATATTTCTTTTAATTATTTCCTGTTCTCTACCCAAATCCTCATATTTATCATAAGCCAATACTAACGATGAAGTCACTCCAGGCAGTACAGTATATTCAACTATCCGGGCTAAAGATGCCCCGATACCAATCATAGACTTCACGAAAGTGGATCTCAAAGATCGCAATGCCTGATACCCATCTGGATCGGCTACTGAAATATTGTAGGTGGCATACTCCTCGATTGCCACATCATTTCCTAATTTAATAAGTTGATCATCCATCACTTCCGCAACTTCATTTAGAACAGCAATCGCACTATCATAGCTACTATAATCAATTCTAATCGCCATTCTTGTCGCAGTGGATATAGCCATCGCCCGTACCAAATTAACCATTGCTACTCTATTTGCAGATTGACGGGCTCGAACTGCCGTGGTAATGGGAATTGGAGTTAACATCCCCCCATATTCACTCGCATCATCAGAGCCTACAATTTCTCCATATTTTGCAAGTGCCAAAACGGCCCTAACCGTTGATGTTCCCTGTACCTCATCAATCTTGGCAGACGCAGACATTGTACTTGCTTTGAATCCTGTTGCCGGTGGCCCTACTTTTGCCCCTGACATCGGCCCTTGGGAAACCCCTCTTATTGCACTACTACAAGCACCAAATAAATAATCAACAACAATATCTCCGTACATTCCCGACAGGCTCAATAAGCCATTAAACATACCGATTAAATTATTCCCGAACGCACAAGATTGATTAATCAACGTCAAATCAATGGTGGTATATTCCTTAACGAAAATGGCAATCGCATTTGACATGGCTCCTGGGCCTAAATTCCGGATGGATTGGATTGATAATCGCATCATTTTATTTAAGGATTCCACATCCTCCATAACCGCTTCTCCAAACGCAGTCAGTGCTTTATAATTCCGAGTAAAAGTATCCTGTGTAAATTCAGTTACACTATTAACTTCATCATCTACAGCTTGCTGATAATCCGCTACCTTTTTTGGGTATGGCGGACCAACGAAATCATGAACAAGTATAAATGACATGCGGAATTGAGCAATCCCACCCTGCGTAAATGATTCTGAAATCTGGGCCTTTCCGATTAAACTTACTGTCTTCTCCCCCAAGAAGGGATGGATCAATACTCCAGGTCCAGCTTTCTTCAATGCAGCTATAAGGGCATCCCGTTCGGCAAAATAATCATTCTCATTTTCCTTATTCTGGACAACATATCCAGTTATGCTAAATTCATCTGCCGCTAATCCTAAATCCTCTACATATGGTTCATCTTTAAGTGGATAAGTATGCACTGCATTTCTACGGCCAACACCAGTATCCGAATCTCGAACAAAGAATAAAGCGTCCCTGAAAGAAGCTTTCTTTCGTAATTGATCAGATGCTTCTGCCCAGGTCAGTCGATCCCGCCAACTCATTTAATGCGCCCCCACATATCCGATAGTTGCCACATTCACTGATGCATCTCCTTTCTTTTTCTTAACTTTTTCAATACTTGCACTTGTTCCTTCATCCGCAGTTAGTTTTATATTGATGTCTGTTTCGCTTTTACCAGTTGCTCCAACCGCTCCCGCAACACCTTTAGCTCCTGTCAGAACTCCTCCACCTTCCATTTCTGTACCAGTATCAAAACCAAGTTTCTTCTTTACCCACCCAAATCCTAATTTTGAAAAGTATACTAATTTATCAATTACAGGTTTAATAATCTCCCATAAACCAATAAAAAATGCTTTAACTGGTTCCCAATATGCAATCAATACACCTGCTAAACCAATTAATGTTGTTATTCCAAGAACAGTAAGTGTAAT